TTCAAGTACACGCGGTAGGTGCAACCGCGGTATCCGAAGTTGTCGTATAGTTCGCGGTATACTCCAACTTCTTCCATCTCGATCCTCCTTGTGAAATGAGATAACCCCGCGCGGGTGAGGCGCGGGGGTTCGGTCGGGTTCGTTGACTAGATGAGGCGCAGTTCTGAAAGTGCGTATCGCTGCTCGCTCTGCGCCGCTTCCTCTAGGTTGCGGAAGCGGAAGATCACGGCGCGGCTAGGTTCACCGATACCGTAGTTTTGCTCCACAACGTGGACGATAATCCCTCCCTCCTCCGTCCGGTAGACGTAGTACGTCCGACCGGAAAACCCGTCGGGGTTCACATCTTCAAACCAACCAAGTTCCTCGGCGACAATCTCGGTAACCGTATACTTGCTGGTGTCGTCGCCTGGAAGAAACGTTCGCTCGCCTTCCCAAATTCGATACGTCTCCATTTTGTGTGCCTCCTTAGTGCTAAGCGCTTATCGATTACGGTTATACTATACCACACCCCGCGCCGTTTGTCAATACCCAATTTCGGGATTTTTCCAGCGATTTTCGGGCTTGACAACCAGGCGCGCGCGTGGTATACTGTGCGCGTAGTTGATCATCAGAAAGGAGTGCTTCGATGCCCAAGCGACGCTCTGCACCAAAGCCGCGCCCAGCGCGCGAAATCGTTATTGACTCCGGTGATGATTTCAAAATCATCTTCGACCGCGAGACGCGCGACTTCGCGGTCGAGTACCGAGGGCAGCCCGTCGGCTGGCGCGCGCTCGTCGAGGACGCGCGGCGGCTGGTGGAACAGTTGCGGTACGAGGACGCGAAGCGCGAGTAATTCAAACACTTCTCCTCTCTCCTCTCCCAAGAACCCCGCCGGCGTCGGCGGGGTTTTTGGTTGTTCAGTGATGTCACAACACTGCATAGAAATAAAAGAAGACAATGTGTTGTGACAGCGCCCGCCCGCCGCACCACCTGAAAGTAGTACTCCCCCGCGCCCGCCGTCGGATCATCAGCAGTGTCACAACACTCTATAGAAATAAAAGAGAAGCAGGTGTTGTGACACCCGCGCGCCGCCGCGATCTGGTGTACGAAAATGCGGGGCTTTTGCTGTACAATTAAAGTGAGGGGCAAAGAGCGCCCCGCTGAAGAGAGAGAGAGGAGTAGGAGGAGATGAACCTTCCCTTTTCACAACCGCTGGATAAGATCACCTACGGCGCGCTCGCTGCCGCAACCGTCGTCATCCTCGCCTGGGCGCTGCGTGAGTTCGCCGGGATCGATCTGCCCGCCGAGGTGCAATCGGCGCTGGCGTTGATCATCGGGTTCGGCATCTCGTATTACGTTCCGCTGAGCGAAGTCGAGGCTGAGGCGATCGCGCGGAAGTACTATCGGAACTACAAATGACCGTAGACGAACTGCTGACAGACGAAGCCCGCGCTGCGGTGTTGCGCGCGTTGCTGATGATCGTTCTCAATGAGAGCGATCCCGCCAGCGCGCGCGTCGCTGCGGCGCGGCTGTTTCTGTCGCAGTTCGCTGAGAACCCGAACGCCGAAACAGATGTGCTGGTAGTTATTGATGAAGCGGCGTTCGTCAAGACGGTATGAGATACGCTTGCCCCAGTTGCACGCAGATCAACGCGCCGTTGCGGAACAAACCCGCAACGCGCGGTTTGTGCATCTTCGCGCCGGGCGGCGGTGGGGGAAGTCGCATCTGCTGGCGAGGATGCTGGTTGAAGCCGCGCTGGTGCGGCGGCAGACGGTCGGCTACTTCGCGCCGACGTACAAACTGATGCTGCCGGTCTGGGAACAAGTGCGCCGGACGTTGCGCGCGCCGGTTGCGGAAGAGTACAAGGCGGAAAGGCGGATTGATACAACCACCGGCGGGCGCGTTGAGTTCTGGTCGCTGGACAACGAGGACGCGGGCAGATCGCGGGGATACGATCTGATTGTTGTTGATGAGGCGGGTTTGGTTCGTAACCTCGAAACGATCTGGCGAGAGAACCTCATCCCCGCGCTGCTCGACCGACGCGGGCGCGCGGTGCTGGCGGGAACGCCGAAAGGGCGAGGGGATTTCTGGCGTATCCACCGGTCTGCTTTGGAAGACCCGCGCTGGGCGACGGTGCGGCGTTCGACTAACGACAACCCGCGTCTCGATCCGGCGGACATTGCGCTGCTGCGATCTGCGATGACCGAGCGCGCGGCGCGCCAAGAGTTGGACGCCGAGTTCCTCGACGACGGCGGCGCGGTGTTCCGCAACGTTCGTAGTTGTGTCGGCGAGATCGTCCGCAGCAACGAGGCTGCGGTGATCGGGGTGGACTGGGGGCGCTACGAAGACGCAACCGTATTCGCGGCGCTCGACCCGCAGACACGCTGCGTTGTTGATGTGGAGCGTCTGGTTGATGTCGATTTCGCAACGCAACGCCGCGCGCTGCTGGCGTTCTGGCAGCGCAACGGACGCGGTGCAGTGGTTGCCGAAGCGAACAGCATCGGCGCGCCGAACATCGAAGAACTCCAGCGCGCCGGGCTGCCGGTGCAGGCGTTTACAACCACAATCTCAACGAAACCGCTGCTGATTGACACACTCGCGCTCGCACTGGAGCAGCGAACGATTGTGCTGCCCGCGCTGGAGTGGTTGCTCAACGAGTTAGAGATGTACAGCGTCGATATTTCCGCGTCCGGTCGCGCGCGCTACAGTGCGCCGGAAGGATGCCACGACGACGGAGTAATTGCGCTCGCGCTTGCGGTGTGGGGCGCGGCGCGCGGCGCTGAGGTGCTGTTTGATGTCTAACCCGGCTGCACAACTCGTACTGTCGCCGACCGAGCGCTACGAGATCAAGGCGCTCAATCTGGAGGATTTCCTTCCGTCCGCGTGGACGGGTGTCTTCGGCGACGGCGACGCGGTTGATGTCGAGACGGCGTATGAGCGCGTCGCGGTGGTGCGGACGGCGGTGACGTTGCGGGCGAACGCTCTCGCGTCGCTGCCGTGGGAGATCACCACCAGGCGCGGGTCGCTGGTGGCGTTTGATGCAGAGAGGTTGGCGGCGCTCATTCGCGGAATTGAGATCGATCTGTGTCTGTACGGCGCGGCGTATCTGCTACGCGATCCCGCCGCGCCGCTTGGGTTGCGTCGTCTGCACCCGCGCACCATCACTCCGATCACCGACGCAAAGCGCGGGCTGGTCGGGTTTATCCGACGCGCGAACAACACCGAAGTGCGACTTGAGCCGGAAACAGAACTACTGCACATCTGGGAACCGTCGGTAAGAAGCGAAGTCGAACCCGGCGTCGGTCTGGTGACGACGGCGCTGACCCAAGCCCGCGCGCTGCTGGCTGCCGAGCGCTACCAGACCGCGTACTTCGAGCGCGGCGCGGTGCGTCCGACGGTGTGGATGTTCGCGCAACGACCGACCGACGCCGAGCGCTCGCGGTTCGAGCAGTGGCTGCGGCAGTTGGTCAGCGGCATCCGCAACGCATTCCGGCACCTCGCGCTGTCGAGCGAGATCAAAACGGTGACGCTGGGGGATACGCTCTCCGACGCAGTGCAACCGGAACTGCTCCAGCGTGCGGCGGAACTGATGCTGACGGCGTTCCAGGTGCCGATGTCGGTCGTCTTCAGCAGCGCGAGCAACTACGCGACCGCACGGCGCGATTACCAGACGTTTATTCTTCTGACGATCCTCGCCCGCGCGCGCGAGGTTGCGGCGATGCTGCAGCCGCATTTTGCCGCGTACAACCAGACGCTGCGCTGCAACGAGGCGCGAATCGACGCCGTGCAAAATGAGGAGTTGGAGAAAGCCGAAGCGATCCAGCGCCTTACCGGGCAGCCGGTATTGACGCTGAACGAAGCGCGGGCGCGTCTCGATCTGCCGCAATTCGTCGAAGACGAAGCGGATCAAGAACTGCTGCGTTTGCGCAACCGGCTGGCGCTGGCGCGTGAGGCGGTGGCTGCCGGTCTCGATCCGAGGACGGCGCTGCGGTTGGCGGGCGTCAACGGCGCGGTAAGTGAGGAGTCGGCGGACGTTGAAGCGAAGTCGCTGAAGAAAGACGAAGCCGAACCGGAGTTGATGCCGCACGAGGTGCAACTGTACCGCGACCTCAAGCGTGCGTTTCAGCAGTTGCGGCAGTCGATGCTCGACGGCGCAGACGAGATCACCGCGCAGATGTTCAGCGAGACGCTCTATCCCGCGATGCGCCGGAACATCGAAACAATCGCACGTCTGTTCGCCGACGAGATGCGCGCAGAAATCGGCGTCGCGGTCAACGTTGACGCTCTGCTTGCAGACTGGGCTGAGGAAGCGACGCGGCGGCAAGTGGAAGAGTTGCTTTATCCGTACACCCGCGACTACATCGCCCGCGCGGTCGCGGCGTGGCGGCGGATGCCGGGCGCGGATCGCGCCGAACTCGTTGCGATGATCGAGCCGGTCGTCGGTGCGAGACGCGCCGAAACCGTCGCCATCACCGCCGCGACCGAGGCGGCGACCGCGGGCGTGCGGGCGTACAGAGAAGGACTACGCGCCGAGCACAATCTGGAGTACGTGATGATCTGGGAAACCGCAAACGACGAGCGGGTGTGCCCGATCTGCGGCGCGCTCCACAGCAAGCGCGAGGACGAGTGGGGCGGGCGTTCCGGACCGCCCGCACACCCGCGCTGTCGCTGCGGCGTCAGACTGGAGCGGATCGATGCGGGTTAGCGTCTCTGTCGATCTGGATAACGCATTGCGCAAACTGCTGCCGCGTGCGGCGCGGATCGAAGCCGCGCTTGACGCGGGCGCGGCGGCGGCGCACAGCGTGATGCAAGTCTACCCGCCCCCGCCCGCCGGATCGCGGTATCGACGAACGGGGAACTTGCGGCAGAAGTTGAGGATCAAGAAACTGTCGAAAACATCGCGGATCGTCGAGAACACCGCGTCGTATGCGCGGTTTGTGTACGGAATGCCGCAAGCGCGCGCCCATCGCGGGCGCTGGGCGTCGGTGCGGGACGCGGCGGAAGCGGCGAAGAAGGAAGCAATCGCGGTGTTGAAGGAGAGGGGGAGGTGAGGAGATGGAGTGGCAGACCGCGCCCGGCGCGGCGTTGAAAGCGGTCGAGACGGGCGACGTTGAAGGGCTGCTGGTGGTGTTCGGCAGTCCCGACGCAACCGACCTCGAAAACGAGTTCTTCACTGCGGAAACCGACTTCGGGCGACTGCGCGAAACGCCGATCTGGTTGAACCACGCGCAACCGATCAAAACGGCGGGCGGGGTTATCCTCATCGAAGAGCCGATCGGCTACGGCGCGCTGGAACTGACCGACGAGGGCGTTATCATTCGCGGCTTACTCGACGCGAAATATCGCTACCTCGCCCAGATCGCGCCGGAGATGGGCTGGTCGAGCGGGACGGCGGCGCACTTGGTGGTGCGCCAACCGGCGGGGAAGGCGATGTTCATCAAACGCTGGCTGCTGGGGCTGGATGCGAGCATCACGCCGACGCCCGCAGAGCCGCGCACAATGCTGAGGAATACGTATCGGTTAGTCATCAAGTAGGAGGGGAAGGAAGCAATGACGGAAATCGTAATGAACCAGGCGGAAATCGCGGCTGAGATCGCCGCGCGGCTGCGCGAAGATGTCGCATCGCGGCTGCGCGAGGAAGTCGCGGCGGCGGTGAAGGCGCAGAGCGTCGGGGTGGCGACAACACCCGTCGCCGAAGGCGAGGGTTCGTTCGGCGACTTCTTGAAGTGCGTTGCGACCGGCGACACACAGCGCTTGCGCGCGGTCTACAAGAGCAGCAAAGCGCTTGACGAGACGACCGGCGCAAGCGGCGGGTTTCTGGTGCCGACGCAGTTCGAGGAGCGCATCCGCGCGGTCGGCGCGCCGATGCTGTTTGACCAGTTGGTAGCCGCCGGTCGCGGTCCGCTGATGCTGCGCACCAACGCGGCAGAGTTGGCGCTCCCGGTGCTGGAGCAAGACCAAGCGCCGAACGTTGAGAGCAGCGCGCTCGTTGGCGGGGTGCGGCTCATCTGGCGCGAACAGAGCGCAGACGTTCAAGAGAGCGAACCGAAGTTCGAGCAGCGTATCTTCCGCCCGCACGCGGCGGACGCCTACGTTGCGGCGGCGACGGAACTCATCACCGATGCGCCGCAAGCGCTGGAGGATACGCTCGTTTCGTTGTTCGGGCGCGCGTATGCAGTGCTCAAGGCGCGAGTGATGTTGCGCGGAACCGGCGTCGGGCAGCCGCGCGGGATTATCGGGCATCCGGCGTCGATCAGTGTGACGCGGGCGACGAGTAGCAGCACGCAGGCGGAAAACGATACCAGCACCATCCTCGCAATGATCCAGCGCCTGCTGCCCGGCAGCGCCACTGCGGTGTGGATCGCCCATCCGTTCTGGCGCTCGCGTCTGATGGCGACGCGGCTGGCGGAAACGCTGCTGTACACCGTCAACGGACAGTCGCTTGTCTACGGCGACACCCTCGCGGGCATCCCGATTGCCTACAGCGAGCACTTACCGACCGTCACCAGCGCCGGATCGCTGGTGCTCGCCGATCTGTCGTACTACGCTTTCGTCGAGCGCGCGGGGTTCAGCGTTGCGTTCAGCGAGCACGTGCGGTTCCTCAAGCGACAATCGGTCTGGCTGTTCGGGGTGCGGATCGACGGCGCGCCGCTGGTCAACGCGCCGCTGATCCTCGCCGACGGCGCGGGCAACAACACCGTTAGCCCGTTCGTTGAGATCGCAGCGGGTACGTAAGGCGGGTGAGGCGTCACAACACCGTATAGAAATAAAAGAAGATGCGGTGTTGTGACACTGCTGAAAGACACCGGCGGCGGGGAGTACTACGTTTGGGTGAGGCGGACTGTCACAACACTGCATAGAAATAAAAGAAGATGCGGTGTTGTGACACTGCTGCTAGACCAACGGCGGGCGCGGGCTGTCACAACAGAAGTGTTGTGACGGCGACGGGTTACGGATCAACGGTTGAACAACAACGGGCGCTGTCACAACACTGCATAGAAAGAAAAGAAGAGCGGGCGTTGTGACAGCGCGAGAGGAGGGAATACACGATGCTTGTTCAGGAGACCATTCAGCCGCTGCTGCGCTACTTCAACGCGGCGGCTTCCGGGGCGGATACGGCGGTTGTCAGCATCGCAAACGCGCAGGCGGTGCGGATTGTGGCGCACACCGGGACGGTGACCGGCTCTGCGTCGCTGCAAGTGCACGTCAACGACACAAACAACACAAACAACTCGGCGCAGTTGACGGATAAGGCGATTGCAACGCTGGCTTCTAACCGCACCTACGAGATTTTCGTTACCGGCGCGGAGGCATACGCAGCGAAAACGCACGCATCGCATATGTTTGTACGCATCGCCGGAACGGGTACGGCGCAGATTGCGATTGAGATTTCTGCGTTCCCCGGACGCGATATTCCCGCGACGCTGCCGACCGACTGGACGCGGGTGCTGTGAGGTGACGGATGTACGCAACACTGGCGCAACTCAAGACGTATCTCGGCGTCACATCAACCGCAGACGACGCGCTGCTGACCGATCTGCTCACGCGCGCAACTGCGGTTATTGAGCAGATGACGCGCAAAACGTTTGCTGCGCCAGCGGCGACATCCCGGCAGTTCGGGCGTGAGGCGATGCTGTGGGACGGCGTACTGAAGCGGGATTATCTGCTGCTGCAATCCGGCGTCTACATCGCGCAACTGATCAGTGCGACCGACGGCGACAGTGTGACGATCCCGCTGACCGAGATTGCCACACACCCGCCCGACGCGCCGTATACGGTGCTGGCGCGGCAAGATAAACGCTGGTGCAGCGCGTCACAACAAGCGACGATCACCGCGCGCTGGGGGTACAGCATCACCCCGCCGTCGGATATTGTGCACGCAACAATCCGTCTCGCCGCGTGGATGTACCGGCAGCGGGGAACCGCAAACGATCCGGATCGCCCGACCGTCGCCGACGGCGGGCTGGTGCTGCTGCCGTCGGCGCTGCCGGATGATGTACGGCTGATACTGGAGCGCTACCGCGATGTCGTTTAGCGCAGTCACTGACGTTATCGAGTTGTTGGCGGGGCTGGCGGTGCAGTACAACAGCGCCGTTGTTCCCGTCCGGCGGTTATCAACGCAACCGAATTGGTCAGACGCGGCGCAGTTGCCGGTGCGGATCATCCCCGTACTCGGCGGGCTGCGGCTGGTGGAGGGGGGCGTCTACACGCCCACGCGCGCGACGCGGGCGGTGTGGGAGATTGACGATCTCCTACTTGTGCGCGATGTCGGGATGGGGCGCGGCGTTGCGGATACGGCAGCGGCGCTGGTGGGGTACATCGAAGACTACGTTGCGCAATTGCGCTTCGCGTGGTTGACACGCGGCGATGTGCAGTTGCTCAACGTCAGCGGGATAGTGGATATTGTCAGATACGGCGAGCGGGCGTATGAGGGCGTTGCGATGACGACGCGATTTGCGCACCTCATCCGCGCGCCGTCGGCGTAGGAGGTTACGGATGTCACACTCTGGAGTTATTGCCGGGCTGTACGCGGGTAATTTCGCGGTCGAGATTTCGACCGACAACACAGCCTGGACGGCGGTTTCAAACGCGAACGTCAAAATTGACGACGTTGAACTGAACCGACCTTCTGGCGAAGCGTTCGTCGGCGGTTCAAGCGACTACGCGACGATCACCGTCGGGAAGCGTGAGCCGCTTGAAATCACGCTGACGTTTTTGTACAACGAGGATACGAACTCTGCTGCGAATACGATCTTTGATCAGTTCCAAAGCGCCTCGCCGCGTCTCGGCGTCCGCTGGTCGCCGCGCGGTCTCGTTGGCAGCGCGCGGGCATACGGAACGAGCAACGACGGTGGAACAACGTTCGGGTTGGGGGTGATCACCAACGTCACGCTGAGCACACTTGACCCCAGCGACGCCGAACCCTACGTCGCGATGGTGACGGTAAGAACGCCGTCGCTGCGCCGGTACACGCTTGGATCAAGCCCGACCAACCTCAATCCAGCGCCATAAGAGGAGGACAATATGACGACACCGGCAGAGATTTACGACATCGAAGCGATCCGCGTTGACCGCAGCGCGCTCAGTATCCGCGAGGCGGCGAGCGTGCTCAACAACGAACTGACCGCGCCGGTCGTGGCGCGGCTGGTGCGGAAGGCGATTGGGGATCAAGCGGATCGGTTCCCTTTGCGGTCGCTGAAGGCGGTGTACGAGCGGGTGCTGCCGCAGATTTTTGAACCCGACGAGGCGGTGCGGTCGCGGGTGGCGGGGCTGATGCCAGCGGTCAGCGGCATCACGCTGGGCGAGTATCACGAGTTTCTCGACGCGAGCGAGCGGAAGATCGCGTTTCCGCCGGTCGCGGCAACGCTGCTCGTCAAAGCCTACGGCGAAGATATTCTCGGTGAACCGTATGCCGCTGCCGCGTTGCTGTTGCGCAAAATCTTCGACGCCGTTGGCGACGAGGGAAACGAGTAGCGCGGGCGACGGCGTTAGGTCTGCTCGACCTCGCGCCGCTGCCCGCAGCGTACACCGAGTTGGTGTTGTGTCGAGACATCTACCACTGCACCCCCGACGCGCTTGACCGGCTGCCGCTTCAGCGCGTCGCGCAGCATCTTGCGGCGCTGCGCGCGGAACGGCGGCATCAGGCGCTGGTCGCAGCGCATCAACGGAAACGGCGATGAGTGATGTCGTCATCAAACTGAGCGCAGTTGACGCCGCCAGCGGCGTGCTGGAGCGCGTCGCCCACAACGTGCGCGGCGTCGGAGACGCGGCTAACGCGCAGCGCGGCGCGTTCGGCGCGCTTGAGCAGATCGCGGTCGGCGCGCTGCGGCAGATCGGCGCGGCTGCGGTCAATCTGGCGGCGGCGGGGATCGCTGCGCTTGGAGATCAACTGCGTTCGAGTATTGACGTTGCCGCGAACTTCGAGAGTGCGCTCTTCAAGTTTCAAGCCGTCGCGGGCGACTCGCTGACGAAAGCCGGACTGTCGTTTGACGATGTGAAGGCGAAAGCGCTTGAGTTGGGTTCGTCAACGCAGTTCAGCGCGCAACAAGCGCTGGATGCGATGACCGAATTGCTGAAGGGCGGCGTCAACGTCAAAGACGTGATGACCGGCGCGACGGATGCGACGCTGGCGCTTGCGGCGGCGGCGCAACTCGACCTCGCGAACGCGGCGACAATCGTTGCGAAGCAGTTGGGCGTCTGGGGCGAGACGGGGGTGACTGCGGCGAACGTCGCCGATCTCCTCGCGTCGGCGGCGAACTCAAGCACGGTGAGTGTTGAAGAACTCGCGCTTGGTCTGGCGAACGTCGGCGGCAGCGCGAAGGTCGCCGGGTTGTCGTTTCAAGAGACGGTTCAGACGATGGCGCTGATCGCGCCGTCGTTCAGCAGCGCGGCTGACGCCGGTACGTCAATGAAGACGTTTCTCCAGCGCCTGATCCCGACGACGAAAGACGCAACGCAGATGATGATCAAGTTGGGGCTGGCGACGAAGGATGGGAAGTCGAAGTTCTTCGACGCCAAAGGTGAGTTTATTGGGATGGAAGCGGCGGCGGAACTGCTCCACAACGCAACCAAAAATCTGAGTGAGGAACAAAAATTCTTAGCGCTGAACACGATATTTGGTTCAGACGCCATCCGCGCGGCAGCGGCAATCGCCGGAGCGGGCGCTTCCGGCTACAACGAGATGGGGCAGGCGATGAAGGACGCCGGGGGCGCGGCGCAGGCGGCGGCGATAATGCAGCAAGGGTACAGTTACACGCTTGACCAGTTTAACGCAGCGGTGGAGACGTTGCAGATCACCGTTGGCAGCGCGCTGTTGCCGCATCTCACGCAACTCGTCGCTGCGGCGGCGGAAGGCGTCAACGCCTTCACCGCGTGGGCGTCCGGCATCCTCAGCGCCGCCGATCCCGTCGCGGCGCTTGCGGCGCAGATCGGGCTGGTCGGGGTGACGACCGGCAGCGTGCAGCAGATAATTAGCGATGCGGCGGCTGCGATCTTTGCAGTCTGGAGCGCGCTCAGCGCGGCGCTTGCGCCGTCTGCGCAGACCGCGTGGAGCGCAGTGCAGTCAACGGTGCAAACCGCGCTTGCCGCAGTGCAGCAGGCGGTGCAGTTCGCAGCCGCGCTCGTAACGCAAATCTGGAACGCGCACGGCGCGGATATTCTCGCGTTTGCGCAGCGAACTTGGAATGGGATTATGAGCGTCGTCACCGCCGCCGCGCGGTTCGTTCAAGCGGCGATTGAAGCGCTGGTCGCAGCGGCGCAGTGGGTGTGGCGCAACTTCGGCAGCGAGATCACCGCCGTCGCGCAGTTCGCGTGGAACCAGATCAAGGTGTTTACCGAAACCGCGCTGAACGTACTGCGCGGGCTGTTCGAGGCGGGCACTGCGGCGCTGCGCGGCGACTGGAGCGCGGCTTGGGAGGCGATAAAGGGCATTGCTGAAACTCTGTGGAACGGAATAAAAGCGTCTGCGGAAAATCTGATGAATACGCTCTCGTCGCTGTTCCAGACGCTCTACCCGCGTCTGGAAGCGGCGTTCCGTCAAGCGATTGCGGGCGCGGCGTCGTTGGGCGCGGCGCTGATCGACGGAATACGCAGCGGCGTGGAGAGCGCGGCGCGCGGGCTGGCGGACGCGGCGGCGCGGGCGGCGAAGGCGGCGTTAGACGCGGCGAAGGCGGCATTAGGCATCCGCTCGCCGTCGCGCGTCGCGGCGAAGGAAGTGGGCGTACCGCTCGCAGAGGGCATTCTGCGGGGGTTGACGGAAGGACTCGCCCCGCTCCCGCTGCTCACCCGCGACGCGGTAACTGCGCAACCGGCGTCGGCGACCGTCAACGTCGGAGGCATCACCGTCAACGCCGCGCCGGGGATGGACGAGCGACGGGTGGCGACGCTGGTGCGCAGCGAGATCGATAACCTTACGCGGTTAGCGCGGTTCGGGAGGGTATAAAAGATGCGGATACGACGGATCGGGACGTTCGTCTTTGATGCGGATACGAACATCGTTGTTGATGCGAACAACCAAGATGCGCCCGGCATCGGGTACAACGTGGATACGCTCTTCGATCCGCAACCGTTTGTGGTCGAGATCGCGTTCCGCCGCGCGACGCGCCAGCAAGCGCTAAACGCGGTAAGCGCACTCGCGCGCGAATTGCACAGTTACGCGCAGCGACGGCAAGGCGGGCGTCTTGCGGTCGCGGGCGGCGCGCTGGTGGTTGCAGAAGATGCAACCGGCGGTACGTCGCTGCGGTCGTATCTGCGTGACGGTAGTGTTACGCTGCTGGGCGTCGAGGCGACCGCCACCGGCGTCCTCGCGCGGGCGCGGGTGGCGGGGGCGCTCACCAATCCGTTTATTGACTATACGTTTACAACAACGACGCTGGCATCACTTCTGCCGTATGAGCGCCGGATCATCACGCTGTCGGGGACAAACGATGCGTATCTCTATAAGAGCAGTCTGATCTACACCGTCTCAAATATGACCGGTCTCTACAACGCACTGATCGCGATTGAGGAACTGGAAAGCGCGACGGGAGTGAGTCGAATTACAGCGGGCAGTCTAGCGACGGTGACGGGCGGGATAACAATCGAGGCGTGGGATGCGGGATGGTTGACGCTATCGCGCGCGAATTTCTCTTCAGCAACAAGCGGAACGATCACATACACTATCTCTACTGCGTTTCCGCAAGATGTGTATCGTCTCTTTATTGAGATAGTCTGTCCAACGACGCCATCAACAAACGCGCGCTATCTCGTCAGTTGGGACGGACAACCACAGATTGCGGAAACGATATCTGGAGACCGCTCGTGGTATACGCCCGCGCTGTTTGTACGCGCGGACACGGCGGTTACGTTGACGCTTGAGGTGCAGAACGTGCCACAAGGAACGCTAGTGATGCCGATCCTCCTCATTCCGACGGACGGCGTGTCGGTTTGGAGCGTCATCACACCGCCGACGCTGCAATCGTTCTACGCGCTCGACCATCAGACCGCCGCTTCGCGCCCGTTCGAGACCAACCCGGCGGGAACCGTCTACGGCGCGCCGGGGCTTGTCTCAAGTCGCTACATTGCAGTGTTCAACGGGGTGATGGTATCGAACATCACCAGCGCATCCGCAACACTGAACATACGAGCGCATCGGATCGAACCCGCTGCGTTTGCGTAAGGAGACGGCGATGCTTGTTGCTATCACCAAACCGCATCAGCAATTCCCCGTCCCGCTCACCGTCGCGGACTACGAATTCTCGACATCAGACGACGGCGACGAGCGCGGGCGCGTGACTTTACCGCCGGGCTACGCGCGTTCTGGGGTTATGACGCAGATCGGCGATGAACTGATCGTCTACTGTACGCAACTCTCGCGCACCGTCTGGCGCGGGCAGATCGAGCGGATCGAAGAAGCGCGCGACGGCAGCATCACCTGGCACGCACTGGGGTTCGGCGCGCTGCAACGAGACGCGCGGATTTCGGTTGTGCAGAATATGACCGATATGACGCGCTGGCAACCCGTCGGCGCGGGGTTTATGACGGGAAGCGGGTACGATTCGCGTGGGGATTTGTGGGAGTACGAGGTCGTTTCGACCGGCGGGTTTCCTCAAGTGAGGATACGAACAAAGAGAGCGTTCGCAATTACAAACACAACCCTTTTTTTTCTCGCGTATTTGTTTGACCAGCCGGAGCGTTATTTTTCAATCACAACAAACGAGCGCGTGTTTGTTTCTTCGATAGTCTCGACCGGGCAAGCAGACGGCGTCTGGGTTGCGCCGGTAACGGCGATCCCGCAACCAAACGCATATACGCTGACGCTGGGAACGTTTACTGCTCTCACTACTACAAATACCGTCACAACGACAAACTGCTACGGCTGGGTGATCGGCGTGCGCGCGTCCGGCAGCGAGACAACAGCAGGCGCGACATCGGTTACGTTTCGCGCAATTGTCAACCTATCCGATATTTTCGGGATCAATGCTGCGTCGCTCGCTATCGCACTGATCGGACGCGGCGGGTGCTGTGATGTGCAATTGCCGCCTCAAACAAATATAAAAATCGAGAAGCCGGACGCCAATTTGCGCGAAATCATCGAGCAGAGTGATGATAGTTTTGTGCAAGTCAGATACCACCGCAAACGCTTCTTCCGCGACCAAACGCTGCCGATTATCGACTTTCGTTCAGACAGCACGCTTGTGTGGCGCTTTCCGGAAACGACGCGCGGCGTTGACATCTCGAAAGCGCCGAACCGCGTATTTGCGCAATATCGCGGCTACTGGACAGATCATCTGACCGCAACGACATCGATCACATCACTCGAATACCGCCGCGCTACGCTCGCCTGGCGCGTCGCGAGCGTCGGGGAGTACGGCAGCAAAGCAATCGCGGAAGCGCGCCGCGACGAGGCGGCGGTCGCGTTGGACCGCCAGATTGCGCCGCTGACGGTGGAACTCGATAATTCGAGATACGAGTTGATGACGCGCGAAGGAGTTACGGTTCCAAACTGGGCGGCAGACGTAAGCGACTACGCGATTGTGCCGGATTACTATCGCAATGCGAAGATCACATCGCGCACCATCACGCGCGAAAGAACGACATACACCGTCTCGTTCAACCCGGACGATTTCGTGACGGTGCTGAGGTGAGGGAGGGCGTCTTATGCCTCGACAACTCTTTCCGTACATCGGCGGCAAATACACAATCGCGCCGGAAATCAACCGACGGTTCGGCGCGGTTGATACGCGCATCGACGCCTTCACCGGATCGTCGAGTTGGATACTCGCGTCACCGCCGGTCAAACACGAGATCGTCAACGATCTCGACGGCTACGTCGTCAATTATCTGCGCGCGGTCAAGTACGCGCCGGATGAGGTTGCGCGACATCTGGACTTCCCACGCGCAGAGTTGGAGTTGGTAGCGCGTCATCACTACGCCAGAGACCGACTGCCGGAACTCGTATCGCGGCTCGGCGGCGATCCGGAGTATTACGATCCGGTTATCGCCGCGCGGTGGGCGTATGTGATGGCGTATAAACTCGACCCGTCGCTTACCAAGCCCGGCGGGTGGTTGACACGCGACGGGCGGCTGA